TAACTGCTTTTTCAAAAGCTGCTCTGGCATTAACTAAAGTCATAATTACGAAGGTTCAATATAACGCTGAGTAGATCCAGGCTTGATCTTTCCAAAACCACTACCAGGTCTAGCTCCTACATATATCTTACCTTTCTCTCTCATATTATCTTTAATAATCTTGCCAGCTTCACCTTGAACCCATTGTGAAATTACAGGATTTTCTGAAGCGTAACCAGCATACTCAGCAGTATTACCAATATAAATATCTTTATCTCTAAATTTATAATCAGTACCGACAGGAAAACGAGGATCTATTACTGGATTATCAGGTCTTGAACCTGCTGGTTTCCAACCCTCACCACCTTTTGGTAAATCATGTTCTCTTTTTATTGATGCCCAAGGTTCGTGATCTTCTCTACGATCAGTTTGACCAATAGGATTTCTTCTTACTTTCCAACTAGATGCTAAAAAACCAGTATAAACAGGACTAGCTTCAGCCGTACTTAAATTTGCATGAAGTTCTCTAATAGTTTGTGCAAAATCAGCATCTAACTGTGCCATTTGATTTTTCATTACATTATCAGCACTAAAATTTTGTTCTTTTGCCATCAGAACCTCACCAAAATAGTAAACAAGTAGGTTTGTCCACCTTGTTTTGTATCAATATCAGTTATCTGTGCAACTCTTGTAGATCCAGCATAAGTTAATGTAATCTCATCATCAAAATCAGGTTGATTATCTCCGATAAGATCA